CAGCCAGCAACGCCAGCTGGGCTGTGGGTTTGCGTGGGAGTTCCTGGTGCGTAACTCCCGCCTCGAATTCCATACACTCCACGACCGCGTAGGAATGGGGGTGGCCCCAGCCGTGAAATTTCAGCTCAAAGCCACAGCGGCAATGGCTACGAAGGAAAGCCGGGCTTGCGCTGGCGGGTGGGGTGGTACAGAGGAGGCAGTCCGTCATTGGGGGATATCCTTTTCATGTTGTGTGGCGTTGTCCCTTGCACGAATACGCCGTAGCGCCTGCTCCACACTGAGACCCCACTGTTTCGCCATCGTCTTGGCCCGGAGTCGCTGCCGGCAGTCGACACACCGGGTGATGCCTGGCGGAATCGGCGCCAGGGAGCCCAGGCAGAGCCCCAGGCGGCGGCGGGTGCTGTAGGTGATGTGGGCCATGGGGTTTCCTAGAACAGGGCCGCTTGCGTTGGCGCTGGCGACACGGGGCGCTGGATAAACATATCCAGTTGTTTGTAGGCGGCTTCGACACGACCACAGGCGATGTCAAAAGCCATGGGACTTATATCGATACCAATACATGACCGCCCGAGCTGGATAGCAGCAACGAGCGTTGTTCCACTCCCCATATACGGATCGAGGATGTTTCCAGTCGTTTTCTCAAGGCACCAGCGCATGAGGGCCAAGGGTTTTTGTGAGGGATAGAGCTTGCCGCCGTGAACGCTATTTTCTTCTCCTGCACGACAGACCCCACGCCAGAGGTGTTTATACAGTCGTGCTGGCCCTTTGAGATTGGTCCATGCAAGCTCACAATCGGCAAAGTCATCTGAGGAACCTCCGGCTCGCTTGTCCCAAATAAGCCATGCGGCACTATTGGCGAGTTTATTGGCATAATGATTGGCGCCCCAAAGGATGACCTGCGAAAACTGCAGCCAAGACGTGGGATCGAAGGGTTCTGTATCGCCAATAATGTTGTGCTCCCAATCAGGGCCACGCTTGGTATGTAAATGCCGACCAGCATCAGGGAGTTTTGATTTTCGCTGGCTGCGATCCCGTGTGAAGTCAAAACTGATCCCATAGGGCGGATCAGTCACGAGCGCATAAGCAGTTCCTAGCGCTTCTCGCACCTCGCGGCAATCGCCGCGTATCAGCCGTGCGTCGCCAATCGTCACTTCCTCAAAAGCCATCAGCCATCTTCCCTAATGCCAGATCCACGCAGCGATGAGGCAGGCACCCAGCCCCCACACGAGCAGGAACCGTAGGGCATGCCTTGGTAACGGCTTCTCGCCCAGCAGGAGGGTGATGTCTGTCATTTCCGGTTGTGTGTTAGTCTGCTCCGCAGGGAGCTCCGGGCGCTCGAAGCGCGTACGCCAGGAGGGAAGGGGTTCCTCTGTTGCCCGGCAAGGGCAGCGGTCCCAGGAAGCGAGATCGATCGGTTCATGGCAGGCGCCACAGGTGTAGGCATGCGGACGGGGGATCGTGGGGACAAGCAGGTCAAAGCGTAGCATCGCGGTGGTCTCCTGTGCGCTGGGGATCAGTCCCAGGGTCGTTCGGTGCTGGTGTCGTCCAGGGCGGTGAGCTGCTGCTGGACGATGAGGCAGGCCACGGCGTTTTGGAGGTGGCGTACCTGCGTGTCCAGGGCGTCGAGTGCCGCCTGGCGGGTGTCGCCTTCGCATGCCAGCGATCCCAGGACCAGAAGGTTCAGGATACTGAGGGCGACGGCGCCCAGGGACAGGAGCAGGGCAATAATAAGGACAGCGTGGAGCATGCGGGGTCCTTGCTAGCTGGCAATCACGCCAGCGGTGATCAGGGCGGCCCTGGTGGTTTCGATCCGCCACACCCAGTTGTAGCCAGATTTGGCGCCGTGTATCCACGCGTGCTGGGCAGCATACGGAGCACCGGTCGGGGTCACTTCCCACCCGCCGCCGATCCGCTTGATTTGCCACCCAAGATCCTCTAGCGCCCGATTCAGCGCGATCGCACTGGGAAGCCCGAGCGCCTTGGCCAACTCAGTTGGTTCGAGCATCTTGTCTTCAGCGACGATGTTGGTTTGTGCGGGGGATGCGAGGAGCATGGCACGAAAACTGACACCACTTGATCCGGCTTCAATCATCTTGACGACTTCTTGCTGCGCAATATGCGGGGGAATCCCAAAAAGGGTTGCCGCTTCGAGTCCGGCTTTGAGCTCGCGTGTGGCTTGCTCCATCGGCAATAAGTTATGAGGTTTCCGGGTCATCTGGCGAGCAACCATCGTACTGGAAGCGAGGGCCATTTGTTGACTCAGCTCATTGTCGAGGTGATGAAAGAGCTCAGCCTGCGCGGTGGCATTTAAGAGGGTGATCGGGTTCCATCCTGTGGCCTGAAAGAGGGGTTTGAAGGAACCCACAAACGCGGTTTGCTCCTGTTTAAATGCGGGCCATCTGAGTTCGACTATGGCCTTTGCTTCTTGGAAAAGTGCATAGGCTGGAATGTTCCTGACCGCATGCATAAAGTGGTCAAACCGTTGGTATTTTCCTCCATGAGGACTGTCGTCCACGTACTGCCGATGGAAATATTGACTCGTGAAATATTCCTGTCCTTGCCACTGAATAGGCTGCAGCAGCGGCGACTGTGGCGTGAGATTAGGCACCGTACACTTCCTCATGCGACATGCGTGGGCTCCTTGGCGCTTGCGTCCGATGTGTCCTTGTCAAACAGTTTGTTGTAGTCCGGAATAATGGTGTTAATCGGTGTTTCTAAGACTATGGCGCACTTGATAAGGTTGGTTTGTTTGGGGACCTTATCGCGTTCTTCCCATTTCCACAGGGTTTCAAACGTCACCCCGATAATCCTGGCAAAGTCTGTTCGGTTGATGCCGCGCCGCTCGCGTATCTCTTTCAGACAATTCTTCATCAGCTCTCCTTGTGACAATTGCACTACGCGTATTATGATACCGTATTGCGTCACATGCAAGTATATTGTCAAAAAAAGAGCGTATAAATGGCGGAAAGTGATTGCAAGATACGAAAGTAGTCTGTATAGTTTCTTGCGTAAAAGTTTACGTACACCTTAGACTATAGGGAACAATATATGGGTGAGATGATGGATGAGGCCGACGTCAATCGGCGCCAGTTTGGTGCCCGTGTCCGATGTTACCGGGAGTTACGGCAATGGAAGCCCGAGGAACTCGCGGGACGTCTCGGGCTGTCCTTGTCGTCGATGTCCCGCATTGAGGCCGGCAAGCAAGATGTCGCGGTGGGGCGGTTGCGGACGATTGCCCGCACGCTCGGGGTCAGCGCTGGCGCTTTGGTGGACGAAGAGGATACCCAGCTTCCCCTTGACGGCGCGTCCATCCTGAACCGGCAGATGCTGGAGCGCTGCGAACGACGCTTAGAGCGCTTAGTCAAAGACTTTAAGAAGATCAATGTGGCGTAGGCGCTCAGCCATGCTGCCCTCGACCGACAGCACGCCAGGCCGTAACTCAGCTGGTACGCTGCGTATTAATATTTGTCTTAATGTTCTTGTGCTTTGGTTGTTGGAACTTTCTTGTTCTATAAGTAGTCCTCCTCCTGTGGATTTCTTCTTTCTTCTCTGTTACGTATCATTTTAGTCTTTCTCTTTCTAGTAAATATTAAACTAATTATTTCCACAGAACACGTCGATAAGGTGCCTTAATGTCGCGTCTTCCTTTTGTCCTAGCTCTTTTCGTGGAAAGGCATGTACTCATGACTTCCTCTGTCACGGTTCGTGATCTGTTATCGTTATATGCCGCCGAGTACCTCCCCAGCAAAGCCCCGGGCACCTGCTACCAGCAAGGGCGCCTCTATCAGCGCATGAGTGCCGACTTCGGCGACATGCTGCTGGCCGATCTCACCCCGGCGTGGCTACGGACGTGGCGTGATCAGCTCGCCACCCAGTACAAACCAGGTACCGTACGCGGCTACCTGGAGCTGCTGAGTGGGGCGCTGCGGATTGCGGTGGAGGATTACCAGTGGCTCGACGAGAATCCCCTTGACCGGGTCAAGCGGCCGTCGCCAGCGAAAACCCGCGTGCGTTTTCTGAGTGATACGGAGCGGCCTGCGCTACTTGACGCCTGCCGGCAGAGTGCTAATCCCGCGCTGTATGTGATTGTCCTGCTGGCGCTCAGTACGGGTGCCCGCAAGATGGAACTCCTTTCCTTGCGCTGGGAGGATGTGGATCTCGAGCAAGGGTTGCTCCGCTTGGCCGACACGAAGAATGGCGAAGGCCGGGCGGTGCCTGTGCCACCACGGGTCATGGCGGCGTTAGTCACCTGGGGCCAGACGCGGCGGCAGACGATTTCCCTTGTATTCCCTGCGCGCTGCGGTACCAAGCCCATGTCCATTAGTAGTGCGTGGCGATTTGCGAGACAAAGAGCCGGGTTGCAGAATTTTCGCTATCATGATCTGCGCCACACAGCTGCATCGTACTTAGCGATGTCGGGCGCGTCCGTGCGGGAGATTGCCGAGGTGCTCGGGCATGCCAGCCTGGCCATGGCGATGCGCTATATCCACTTGAGTGCGCCGCATGTCCGCGGAGTCGTCGAGCGCATGAGCGACAAGTTTCTGACATAAAGAGGTATCGTCTCACAATGTTCTCTGGGCAAGGTCTTCGGCATTGCGATAGCCAAAGTCGACCATATACCGATACCCTTTTCTTTCGAGCCATCGCTTCAGGAAGAAAAATGCCATGTCCTCTTGCGCTGTCCATTGCTTAGGGGCTTGCTCACGGTCGCGTACGCGTGAGGTCGTCCATCGTGTGCCATCCCACCAGCAACAATACCAGCGTTGGCAGTCGAGGCACTGCCATTCGCCTTTGCGGTGGACACTTTCGATATTACAACGGGTGCAGAGCATAGGAAAAACCTTTCCTGTAATGAAGGTCACATATTTCTTGAAGCATAAACAGTCTATACTAGAGGCATTCCCCGTACACCAACTCCCCAGAAAGGGCGTGGGCCGTGAAAGTGCTCTGTGTCGTGCTAAGTCTCTTCAGTAGTGTTTTGTTGTTCAGCGGAGCGGCCCACGCCGCCATTGAGTATACTCTCACCGACCTTGGCCCGGTGACGATCGGTGGCCTCAGTGCGGAGGGCACGGCGGTCGGCTGGACCCAGGCAGAGCACGCACACGTCCTGGCGCCCGTGCCCCAGGTTTTGCCGGAGTTGGTCCCTGGCGCCTTCGCCTCACGGGCCTATGCGGCGGCTGGGGCCTTTATTGTGGGAGAGTCAGGCGTCGATACGTTTGGGTTTCGCTCCCATGCCGCGCTCTGGGTCCATGCCCAGGCGCCTATCGATCTCGGCACGCTGGGGGCTGCGGCGCTTTTTTCCCAGGCCACAGGGGTGAACCTGACGGAAACGATTACGGGCTTTGCCGATCGGCCAACGGACGGGAGCAACCGTCCCGTGGTCTGGACAGGACGCCAGATCAGTGAGCTGCCGACGCTCGGCGGCCCTGATGGCTTCGCGGACGCGATTAATAGTTACGGCGATATCGTGGGCCAGAGCGATACCGTCTTTGGCCAGCTCCACGCTGTCCTGTGGCCGATTGCCGGCGGCATCGTCGATCTGGACACCCTGGGTGGGGACTTTTCGTTGGCACGCGGGCTCAACAATCATGGGGTGGTCGTAGGGAGTGCGGGATCTAAAGCCTTTCGCTGGACGGCGGCCACGGGCATGCAGCTCCTCCCGCTCCTCCCTGGGCCGTTTGTGGGGACCGAGGTGGACCGGGCGGTGCGGTGGGATGGTGGCGTGCCGACGGACCTCAACACGCTCGTCGATGCGCCAGGCTGGGAGCTCCAAGAGGCCCGGGCGATTAACGACGCGGGCCAGATGCTGGGGGCAGGGCGGTTCCAGGGGCAGCCACGGGCGTGGCTGCTGACGCCGATCCCGCAGGTTCCGGTGTGTCCGGTGGCGCTGAGCCAAGTCCAAACGCTTGATAGCAATGGGGACGGGGTATTAGATCTTGCAGGGCTTGACGTGCAAGGCCATGCGTGGTTGTGCGTGGCTGGAGAGGATGCCTGCGAGATGAAGCCGGGGCAGCTTACCACGCTGGTAGTAATTGATATCAATGATGACCAGCGAGACGACCTAGCAGGGCTCGCGGGCGGCGGGGTGTGGGTGTGGCTATCCGGAGGGCAAGGGTGGGGACTGATCGGCTATCTTTCAACGCTTCTCAAAGGGGACTGGTACGGGGATGGGCGTGAATATTTAGCAGGTCTGGCGACCGGGGGGGCTGTCTACCGGAGCACAGGCTACGGGCAGTGGCAATATGCCAACGGTGCGCTGCAATATATGGGCGCGATCGCGCTGGAAGACCGGGATATCCTGGTGGGGTGGAATTACTGCTGGTGGTATGAAATTACCATTGGCCTCTGGACGCAAGGCCAGTGTGGGTAAGACTGGAACCAGCGCCCGGCGTGCCTGGTTAGGTTTCTGAGAGACATGATGCCCCCGTGCCTGTCGCCTTCTAATCGTTCTCTTCTAGGGTATATTCCTCTTCTGGAAACCTATTCCATATCCGCTGCCATCCTCCCTGCTCTTCGTCCTCATCAGGCAACATCTCCAGGCGTGCCAGGGCAACACTGTATGGCCCCACCCAGCGACTGGCGACGGAATCGGAGAGTCGCACCCACGGTTCGCTGGAATCCGGTGGAGCGTCGATCCACGCGACGTCGAACTCTTCGCCGCTATTGCAGGTAATGTCGCGTGTCCATCTGCCTCCTGTCCGGAACAGTTCGCGGTAGATGTCGCTGAGCCGGGGTCGTTGGGGTATGCGTGGGGTATCTGTCATGGTATCTCCTCTGCCGGGCCGGTGCCCGGCGTGTGGGGTGGTCCGGGGTATTCGTGTGTGCGGGGCTGCCCTTCTAATGGGCCATTGGCGATCCTCAGTAAGACATCAGCATGGCAGGGACGATCCAGCGGACACCAACAGGCAAGATTTTTGTCTCGAAGCGCTGTGATGATGTCAGGGACGAATGAGGTACACCATGCGGCATAGAGTTCTATGGCCAGTCGATAGGCGGCCATCTGTGTTGGCACCACCCAATGATTCCCCCCATGGCTGACCGTCCAGTACCCCTCGTCATCGCGCCCCACGCGAAAGGGATTCCCCCACCGCGTAGGACGACCAACATAGTGCGTCGAGGGAGGAAGGCGCCACCCTTTGCGGCGGCTGCGTTGGATACGTTGCATACGCGGACCTTTCTGGGGCGCTCGGTGGCGCCCGTGGTTCAGGTTACTTGTGTGCAGTCGATGATGCTTGCGCATACAAGGGGCATGCCTCACAGGCCCCGTACCAGGTCGCTTCCCAGCGGACGGCGTCCGCTGGGCTGGCGCAACAGGCAGGCAGGCTGATGTGGCGCATGTCCGCTAGGGTGAGCAGGGCATCCAGCTCGGCTTCGGTGATGGCGGGTATTTCCCTCGCCATCACTAGAACGCCTCGCTGAGGCGTTCGTAGAACCGCGCAGCCAGCACATGCTGACAGTAATGCTCGCCCTGGTGACTTACCAGGCGGGCATACTCAGGGCAGGCACACTGCCCGTGCGTCACGGCAAACACGCGGGTTGCATCCTCCTCATTGTCCACGGTGTAGGCGCCAGGCGTGTCTGTGGGATGGACGGCGCCGCGTTCGTACAGGAGAAGGGCCATCGTCAGCCGCACGATTAAGTCTCTGTCATGCGTAGCATGGGCCTTCGCTATTTCTTCACCGAACAGGCTTTCCAGGGTCGGGCCGGGAGGTTCTGGCGTGGGGGCCGGCTGGGGCACGGTACGCAGCTCCAGCACGGTCTGCCGCAAGAGGGCCACGGTTTCGGCGGCAGCCCTGCCACTAGCGGTGACATGGACGCGGCCATACGTGTCGGTCTCGATGGCACAGGTGAGGCGACAGGGGCTCTCCGGGAGGGCTGGGTTGTGGTCGGTGGGGTGCTGTGGTAGAGTAGCCATTGCGCATATCCTTTGCTTGGTGTGGGTGGCTCCGGAGTACGGCAGGCTGTCCAGGCATGGCCGTGCTCCGGGGTGTCGCTAGGTGATGATCCACATGCCGTGCTCATCGAGTTCATTCACGCAGGTGTCGTTTTCCTCCAGGTATTCCCGCGTCGCTCTCTGCGTCACCTTTCCAGTCCAGTCGGTTCCATCGCCCGTATCGGGACGTTCCTTCCAGTCCCGATAGCGCTGGGCCAGTTGTACCGCTTCGTGCTTCGTCGTGGCGGTGACGTGGTATTCATCCATGTAGGTGTGATAGGTACGGACGCTGTAAGTCGGCATGGTTATGCTTCCCCTTCCTCCAGTGGTAGGACATTGTCGAGGTATTCCTCGCTCGTAAACGTAGGCCAACGATCCCACCGTACCACGCAATCGCCGCCGTGTGGCGTACGCCCGATGGCTTCAATCCGGCCGTGCTCGCTGCGCAGATTGATCTCGGCATATGTGACGCGACTGCCTCTCACGCATGCGGGCTGTGTGCTCAGGGGTCTCTCCTCAGCTGGGTCTGTCCCAGCAGTAGTCTGTGTCGATTATTCATCCTCATCATGTGTGTCTGCCGTCCAGGTGTAGCCTTCGTCGGCTGGCGAGAGCGTGACATCCTCCACAGAGCGGTACCCCTCCCAGCGGAGGGTGACGACCACCAGCGCCTGCAACTCGTCGGGCGTGGCGTCTTCCTGTGCATCAGCCTCGGGTGCCGGAATACACGCCGCCCCTTCCAGGAGGGCATCGCTGTACAGCAGCCAGCCGTGGTGGTCAGGGACTGTTGTGTCCCACACCAAGATTCCCTTGATTGTGCTCATCGTGGTCTCCTTAGCGGGTTCGTGCCCGCGTGTCTCTACTCACTGAAAAAATCAGTAAGCACGTCTGCAGCGCCAGCAGGATCTTCGACTGTCCCGTGACGCATCCAGGAGCTATTTTCTTCGCGTTGGATCATCAGGTCGTTTCCTTGGATCTTGGCCGTTCCGGTCTCGCCGACTTCATCAATCAGAATGTCGTATATTTCGTCATTGGTCAGTAGTGGCATGTCCATCGGTTCTCCTTGCGCGCAGTCGGCGCATATATGGGCAGTGCAATACTGGGCGATCTGGGTCCAGGGGCGTTCTTGGCATACGTCGCAGAGGAGATGCGCATCAAACAACAGGTCCAAGTGGGCCTCGTGGGGGATCAGGGCGGTGGTCATGGCTTTTTACTCCTTGGCATAGGGTGGCACAGCAATGCCAGCGGCTTCGGCTGCCGCCACGATCACCATCTGGGCATTCCACCAGGAATCTTGATCGTCTGGGTCATACTCGACGCTCGGCAGACCTTCAACGATGCTCCATTTTTGGTTCCCAAAGGTGAAAGGGTCACCGCCCTCACCGTCCCAGTCGTACAGGGAAAAGTCGGCGTTGCGGGAGGGGTCTTCTGTGCCTTGGAGGAAATAGGTGCCGGTATCGGCTTGGACGAGTTGTAAAAGGGCCATTGGGTGTCTCTCCTTTCTGGGGGCCGCAGCCCCCCGGTGTGTTATACTGTCGTTGTCGATGCGTATCTGTGGGGTCCGCCTCTCGGAGTGTTCGTCGCATCCCGCGAGGAAAGAAGATGGCTACCCGTTGCGGTAGCCATAGCCTCGCAGGGCCAGCGCTACCAGTCCACCCTCGGCATCTTCTTCAGCGCGTTGGGTATCGGCAATCGCTTTATCGCCAAGCTGCACAGCTCCCTTGTCGTTTGTGTAGTGGGTCTGGGGCATCTCCTGGCACTGGGCATCTTTTACCATATGTCGTACCCATTGCTCGCCCAGGCCCCAGGTCGGCTTGTAGCCTGCGCGTCTGTTCTCCATTTCATCGGGATAGGTGGCATACACGCGGGCAGACTTGCCTTGATACGTTGGGACATGATACCCTGTCATGGCTCATTCCTTCGCAGGTGTGGGTGGCTCCGGAGTACGCCAGGCTGTCCAGGCGTGGGCGTGCTCCGGGGTGTCGGGTTCCTTCCGCTTCTCTTCTCGTGTGTCTTTACCTCCTTTCCTTGTGTTAGGACGGCAGCCGGTGCATGTGCCGTGTCGCCTTCAGCTCCCGGTGAAAGTGGTTGCCGATCTGCCGGGCATCCGCTTCCGTCTTGGCGATCTGGCTCCACTCAGGCGGCTGCGTCAGGCTGTCCCCGCCGATAGTCGTCGTGATGTAATAATCATTCGTCCGCTGCCAGAGACATATACAGGCGGTCTGCCAGTCGTCGTTGCGGTAATAGGCTTTCGCGATCAGCATGGGGCGTCTCCTTGGGTAGATGTCTGGTGTTTAACGAACATAGTCATCATGAATGGTGTCAGGGTGAGGCGTATGGGTCGCCCGTACGGCCGTATGCCAGCCGCCGCCGTTTTCCCTCGTGAAGCTATGATAGTGGTTCCACCGGTCGACTTTGGTCTCCGCGTCTTCTTGTGAGGCGGCATGAAAATAAAAGCGCGCACCAAAAGCCTCGCTCGTGGCAGCATAGAGGCATTGTGGAATCTTGCGTCGTTTGGACATGGTCGTTGCTCCTTTTTGTGGATGTCTCCTGTGTCTCGCAGGCTGGGGTTTGAACCAGCTCATACTCACATTCCATCCTGTCGTTCTATTCTCGACCGTCAACCTGCGCCTCTATATCCTGCTACAGGAGGGGAACACCTTCCGGCTCTGTTACCCGTTTCTGGCTTCCGCTGCCAGCGCCGCCTTCCTTGTGCCTTCTGCCTGCGGCCTCCACTGCCTGAGGACCCCTCGGCTCTATCGGCTGCGATTGTCAAAGAACCTAGAGGGCCTTTTCCGTCTCGCCCTCGCTTCATCTGATATAACTATACACCCTCTCCTAGTCTATGTCAACTACTGTTCATAGAAATCTTGCACCTATTAATAAAATATTTTATACTGTAGAGGAAAGAAAGGAGGACATATGGATGCCCCAGTAGGAGAGCGAGTACGCAAGAGACGTCGCGTACTCGACATGACACAAGCGCAGCTTGCCCACATGTCTGGGCTCAATGTTATTACGATCTCACGTTTGGAAAAAGGGACGGCGAAAGCGGTGTATGCCGATACGGTTGTCTCGTTGGCACGTGCGCTGCATGTGAGTGCTGACTATCTCTTAGGCCTCTCAGCAAAGGAGGACGCAACGCATGGCTAGCGGCAGTATCTATGCTATCGGCCTGGAGGGAACGTCTTTGGTCAAAATTGGGTGCACGACCTTGCCCATAGCTATTCGCCTTGGACAGCTCCAGACAGGGCACCCCTTTCAGTTACTCCCGCTCGCTACGATTGCTGTTGAGGACAACATGCTGCAAATAGAGAAACAGATCCACCTGTTTCTCGCGGCAGACCGTAGGCGCGGCGAATGGTTTGATGTGGCGATGGATGAGGGAACGCTTGCGGCGCTGATTGCGCGTGCCGTGGCGTATATCGCTGAACAGCAGGCACTCAGCTCGTGTCTTCCCACGGCAGGGAAGGGGGAGCATTGGAGTATTGGCACACGGATTGCTCGATTACGCGCGGAAAAACAGTGGAGCGCACGGCATCTCGAAACGTTGGCGGATATCCCGCATGGCATACTGTCACGCCTGGAGCATGATCAACGCACATATCCCTCCGTGCCTGTCGCTATGCGGCTGGCGAAACACCTGGGGGTGACGCTCGACTATCTTTGTGGCATGTATGACACTTGCTGTGGAAAGACCCCCACCCCATGACAATTCTCACCCACAGGTCCTGTGGCGTGCTGGATGTGCCGTCCTAGGGCTGGCTCTGATTGTTGCGGCGCTGTGGCCCTGGCGCACCCTCGTTCAAGTACAGCATAACCCGAAGGAGAAGAGTGATGGACCCCTATCCTAACACTACGTGCGCTTGGACCCAGCGCCTTCTGGTCGAGCACACGATCACCGACGCGTCCGGCGTGCGCCAGACGACGCTGGCCACGCGGCCGATCGATGGCGAGATCAGCTATGCGTCTGGGGTGGTCGTCTGCGCGTGTGGCGAACGCCTTGGCGTAGAGCTTGATGCGCTCTGGGCAGGCGGGCAGGTGGTGAGTGGGGGCGTGCTCGACTACCCGCGCCTGCTCTGTCCCCAGTGTCAGACCATCTATGATCTGGCGTTTGTGGCGGTGCCGCGACCACCGGGAAGCACACCGTAGCGCAGAGGGGTCAGCGGTGGTGGCTGCACTGAAGAAGCCTCTGCCGCGCCAGCATCCCCCACCCTGATAAGCTATGTTCCCCTTCCACCTATAGCGTTAGGCCGGCAGCGGACCAGGGCCGTATCGGCCGTAGGGCGGTGGGCGTGGCGTCATGCCGCTTGCGGAACATGGATGCACCACGTACACTTGTGGCGAGTTCCCTCTTGTGCCTGCGTGTGGCTAGATTATGAGGAGAGGAATCGTTCTGCATGGCCTCGAAGTCTCCAATGACCCCTTTTGCACTGCTTGATCGTTCCTACGACCTCTCGCACGCTCTCGAGCTTGTGCCTCTTGCTGCTCTGAAACGTCATCCGCGTAATTATCAGACGCATCCTCAGGACGAGATTGATCACCTCATGGCCTCCTTGCAGCAACACGGCTGGTACAAAAATATCGTGATTGCCCGGGACAATACGATCCTGGCGGGCCATGGATTGGTGGAAGCGGCCGAGCAGATCGGCCTGACGCAGGCGGCGGCGCTGCGTATGGATCTGGACCCGGGCGAGGCTGAGGCGCTGGCGATTGTGGCAGGCGATAACGAGATAGGGCGGTTGTCGCTGCGGGATGAATCGGCGCTCGTTCGTTTGCTCCACGACGTGCAAGTGCTGGCAGGGACGGGGTACGATGAGGCGATGCTACGAGCGTTGGCCGAAAGCTCAGGTGTGACGCCGCCGGCTTTTGATCCTGTCGGTATCGACGAACAAGGGCGTCTTGATCAGAAACAACCGTTCGAATGTCCTGCGTGTGGGCATACCTGGACGCCATGAGTGGGAAACCGGTGCTTAAACTGGACTGGTGTAGCTATGCGGCAGCAAAGTATGCGGTCGAGCATTGGCATTATTCTGGCCTATGCCCTGTAGGGAAACAAGTAAGAATTGGCGTATGGGAATGCTCCCAGTTTATTGGTGTCACGCTTTTTATGCCTGGGGCCAATAACCATCTTGTTTCGCGGTATGGATTGACACAGTTCGAGGGAGCAGAATTGGTTCGTGTAGCGCTGAGTCCTTTGCATGTCACTCCGACCTCCCGGATCGTGACTATTGCGCTACGCTTGCTCAAACACGCGAATCCTGGCTTGCGTCTTGTGGTGAGTTATGCCGACCCTGCCCATGGACATCACGGGGGAATTTATCAGGCAATGGGGTGGATTTATACTGGCATCGCAGAAGGTTTTAAGCAGTATTGGTTAAAGGGGAAATGGTATCACGAGCGCACTATCCGTGCTTCATCACAATGGAGTAGTGTTAAGGGCGTGGATATCACTGGGCAGCCTATGCGAATCTTGCCGGGGAAACATCGTTATCTTTACCCTCTTGATGCCGCAATCCGTTCGCAGACTGTCTCGCTTGCGCAGCCCTATCCTAAACGCGCTACAAGCATCCTAGCTGATGCGTCTGTCGTCCAGGCAGAAGAGAGCGGGGCAGCACCGACTGTAGCGCTTGCTGGCCTACGTAGAGGAGCGTGTATCCTGTAGTTATGAAAGTATCCTATGTCTTTTGCTGACGCCCCGAAGTGTACGGGCCATAAACGTGATGGGTCCGTGTGTGGCGAGCCTGCGCGCCGTGGCAGGACAAAATGTCGTCTCCACGGCGGCAATACGCTGTCGGGCACGGCACACGGCAACTACCGGCATGGACGCTATAGCAAAGTCATTCCCGTACGCCTTGCTGCCAAATATGACGAAGCACGGGTTAATCCGCGCTTGCTCTCCCTCCAAGATGATATTGCCATGGCCGAGAGTCGGCTGGCTGACCTCTTCCAGCGCGTGGACTCTGGAGAATCTGGGGCGCTCTGGCAATCCTTGGGTACCACGTTGGATGCCTTTAACGCAGCTATGGTCCAAAACGACCTTCCAGCGATGCATGTCCAACTTGCCACGTTGCGGCGACTGATTACACAGGGCAAAGACGATTATCAAGCCTGGGAAGAGATTCAAAAACTGTGGGAGACCCGGTGCAAGTTGACGCAGACGGAGACGAAGACCTTGATGACCTTGCAGCAGATGGTGACAACCGAACAATTGATGCTGATGTTCGGGGTGGTGACTGACACGATTCAACGGGCGGTCACGGAGCATGCTGACCCGGCGTGTGCTCAAGCGATCTTGAGCGTGATTAGCGCGGAATTTCAGCAGATCAGTACCCGTGAAGCGGCGAAGGATGCCTAGCTGATGCCGCTGCCTGTTGTGTCGCCTGGGGTCCCGCGTGGATCCCCATTCGCGTCCGCTTTTGCCACGATGGCGCAGACGCTGAGCGGTCAGGGCGTTGTTTCTTCCGCAGCGCAGCGCACCGACCTTTTCCGTCCTCTGCCTACCGACCCCATGCAGTGGCTCCTGACCCATTTTCCCTTGTCGTTCCAGAATGCCCAGGGGCAGACGATTCCGATGGGCGAGCATCACGAGCGCTTCTGGCGCTGGCTGTGGGCATTGCGTCCTGGGCAACCATCCTCCACGTTTATCGCCATTTGGGCGCGGGCAGGCGGCAAAAGTTCCTCGATTGAGATGGGTGCGGCCACGGTCGGGTATTTCGGCTTACGCCGCTACGGCCTGTACGTCTGCGCGACCCAGCCACAAGCGGATGACCATGTGGCCAATGTGGCCACGCTGCTCGAACAACTTGGGGTCGAACGCTCGCTGAACAAATATGGCCATTCCCGCGGCTGGCGCGTCAATCGGGTGCGCACGATTGACGGCTTTGTCCTGGACGCGATTGGCCTGGATGCGCTGCGGCGCGGCATGCTCCTCGATCGCATGCGGCCCGATTTCCCGATCTGCGATGACCTGGACGACCAGAGCGATACGGAACTGACGACCCAGAAAAAAATTGCCACGTTGACTCAGCGCATCTTGCCGTCTGGCTCCGCGGCTATGGCCGTGGTGGGCGTGCAGAACATCCCCAACGCCAACGGTATTTTTGCGCAACTGGCTGACGGCCGCGCTGAGTTTTTGTTAGATCGCGAAATTTCTGGGCCATTTCCCGCCTTGCAGGATTTGCCGGAGACCGATTGGTGGACGAGTGTGCCCTCCACTGCGGGTGGCCCTCCTCAGATTCGGATTACTGCTGGGCGCCCAACGTGGGTCGGGCAAGGGATTCCTGAGTGTGAAGCACTTATTGCGAAAATCGGGATTCGCGCGTTCCTGATTGAATGCCAACACCGAGTTGCCCTGCTCGAAGGTGAGTTGTTTAAGCGCTACTGGTTTCGCCTGGTGGCCGATTGGCCTCGCGAGGCACGCAAAGTCCGCTACTGGGACTTTGCGAGTACCAAAGTTACGGCAGATAGTCTTGATCCTGATTGGACTGTTGGGTTATTGGTCGGCTTTCTCCGTGGTCAATACTGGGTGATTGATATGCAGCGCGTGCGGGAGTCGCCGAAGCATGTGGAAGATTTGGTGCATCAAACGGCGCTGATTGATGGCCGTGCGGTGGAGGTGTGGCTGGAGCAAGAGCCCGGCAGTAGTGGGGTGATGGTGGCCGAAGATTACCAACGGCGCGTCCTGGCCGGGTTTACCGTGCAGGCGCAGCGGGCAACCGGGAGCAAATTGACCCGAGCGAAGCCGGCGAGCAGTGCCACCCAAGCTGGAAATATGTTTGTGGTGCAGGCCCCGTGGACTGAGGCGTTCTTGAGTGAAATTGTGCAGCTCGGACTGCCTGGGGTGCATGACGATATCGCGGATTGCCTCAGTGGGGCGGTGCATGCGTTGACGGCCTCGGCCCCTATCCGCATGTGGTAGTGGGACACTCGTCAATTGTTCTCTTGACCATTTTGCGGTATGCTCTTGGCAGCACTGTCTTATTGCGCATGAAGGATACACGATGCAGATTCTGCTCTATGCGGAAGACGGGACGGAGCGACCGTACGACCTGCCGCCCCCGCTGTCCACGTTTCTGGTGCTCCCAGAGTCAGGCACAGACCGTCTGCTGCACTACAAGCTCACGCATCGCCATGATGTACTCGGCCGTGAGGTCCCCGTGTATGTGTTTGACCACGCGCAGACGCTTCCAGAGGGGGCGCCAGTACCATGAGTGAGCCGGGGGATCGCTACTGCATTTTGACAGCGCCCACGTTTGAGGCGTTAGGGGTGCTGGTCAATGCCCGTATCCGCGAAGGCTGGGCCTGTAGTGGCGGCGTCTGCGTGGCGCTGTTACCGCCGGAGCCGCCCCCGCCTGAGGTGCCCCAGGCCGCAGAGCTAGAGCCGGCGCATGGGCCACGCCGGCATAGGCGTTCAGCGGCAGTCACCCATGAAGCGGAGCCGGTACCTGAGTCGCCCAAGTCCCTGTATGCGCAAGCCATGATCATTACGTAGCTTTTCGTCCTGAGAGGTTGTTCTTGATGCCCTCCCTGTCGATGCGCCTTCGTCTCTTCCAGAAAGCCGCCGTGGGCTTATTCAGCGACAAAGCGACGCGGCAGGCCGCTGAGATGCTGATCGGTATTATTCCTGGAGGGCGCGGGGATCCGCCGGCTCGGAGTACCCAGGAACTGCTTCTGGGCTATGATAGCATGCCATGGTTGCGGGCCTGTGTGCACAAAATCGGCTTGTCTGTGGCTGGGCCATTTAAGCTGTACCGGGCGACCGGGCGGGCAGGGGCATCCCGGCGAGCGGCAGAGGTGCACTGCTTAGGCTTCGAGGCACGCAGACGGGCCATGACCACGCTGCGCCAAGGGCAGGAACTCACGCCCGTGCTGACGCATCCCTTCCTCGATCTGTGGGACCGTCCCAACGGCTTTCTCACGGGCCTTTCTACGCAACGCCTCATCCAAAATTCTCTCGATCTTGTGGGCGAAACGTTTTTACTGAAAGGTCGCAACGGGCTGGGTAAGCCCTCGCAACTCTGGCCCATTCCCGCCCATTGGGTGCTCGCCACGCCGACGCCGACCAATGCCTTCTACCGCATGAGCTGGCGAGCCTGGCAAGAAGAGATTCCGGATACCGAAGTCCTGTGGATCAAGAGCGATCCGCCGCCATGGAATCCTTATGGTCGGGGCAGTGGCACGGCCGCGGCGCTGCTGGATGAACTGGAGACGGATGAGTATTC